CTTACTGGAGAAAGAGATACTAGAGCATTCTCACACATTAATCCAAGAAAGAGCGGTCATGCTGGACAATTATTGGGTGTAGTTCCAGGAGCAATACCAGTAAATAGAAGGCTGGGTGCAACTCCACAAATGTATATGACCGAAAGACTTCCAAATATAGAAGGTCTGACTTCTGTTGGAGGAGTTTCAACTGGAATTGTTGCACAGGAAGCGGCTAAGTTCCATGCATTAATGGCTACGCTTGGAATGCAAACTGAAGCAGAGGTGGCAGAATTAAAGAAGGTAGTCGCTTTAGGCGGAACAATAAGCTCAGATCTTTTAAATACATATGATGACTTGCTTCCAATAACATCAAAGTTTGCTAATAAAGCTGCTTCAGAATCAGCCTTAATTGTTGCAGAATTACGTGCAGCTAAAATTACCGTAGATCAGGCTAGAATTCAAATCATGCAGCTCAATGCACAAATTGAGGCAGAAATGTCTGCTGAAATATCTCAATTAGCAGCAGCTCGTGGAAGAACAATTGATTTTTCAAAAGCTCCATTAATAAATCAAGCTGTAACAGATCCTACTGGAAAATATACTTTAAGAGATATGTTTAAGCGTGAAAGCAGCAAGAATGTTTTGGAGGAGTTCGGCAGACTTCGTGGAATTAAAACATTTGGCGCACCTTACAGCATGGAAGTAAATAGGCCAAAAAGATTTAACTCTGGAGGAGCAGTATACTCTTCTCCAAATATTGTTCCTGGTCCAAATGTAGACTCCGACATTGTTCCAGCAGTTTTAACTCCTGGAGAATTTGTTGTAAATAGAAAAGCTACTCAAAGAAATCTTCCATTACTAATGGCAATTAATAATGGCACATTGGGTGGAGAAGTTTCTAATCAACAGTTCGGCTACGGAGCACAAGCTGCTACATCTCCATTTAGATCCACTTCATCTGATGTTGATATGTTATATAGTTATGTTGATAGTCTTATGGATGACAGCTATGATGCTAGGTTTAAATCAAGCGCTATACTTAATGACGCTATGGGAATTATGCAGGCGAGAATTACAAATGACCCAGACGATGCAATCGCAAGAGCAAGAAAGTATTTTGAGCAGGCCACAAATTTAGCAGAAACCGAAGGAATAACATACAGAGAAGCAAGAGATAGAATTCTTCAACAAAATCCTAAACTTATTTCCTTAAGAAGTGGACGCCAGCCAGTGTTATCAAATGAAGCAAGAAAATTAATTGGTGATACTATGCGTAGATCTGGTTATCCAATTGGAAGAAATGCAGAATTTTTGCAAAGAGGACACATTGATCCAATAGGAACACTTACTACTCACGGAGTAGGATATTTTGGGCAGGCTATCGCTGATCCATATAATCAGTTTACAAGAATGTTAAGTGTAAGGTTGCCAGAAATTGAGGATAGAATACCAGACAATTCTTCTGCTGCAAAAGCTAGAGCAAATGCAATAGTTAAAACATTGGGCTTTGAAGACTATGATGATTTTATTTTAAGAAGAGGAGAAGTTGATAATATAGTTTCAACTGGAAGACCTCTTAGAAGAAGCCCAGTACCTCTTGGCCTATTTAGATTCTTAAACCCAGTAAGAAGAAATATGGGAGGAATGATTCCTGGATACAGTAGGGGAGGAGGAGTCGCTAAGTCTGGAAGACTTTTTTACGGAGACAACAGGCCTTCATATTTAAGTGCTGCAGACATTGCATCCAGAGTTCCTTTACAACAAACTTCAACTGGAATGCGTACTCCAGGATTAATGCAAGCATTTGGTCAAGGGTTTAAAGAAGGAAGACCTTTAATAAGTACTGGCGCAGGACCCGTTGATCCATTTGTAAAAATGAACGCCATATCCATGGGCGGAAGCATGCTAGGAATGGGTGCAATGAGCATGGGCCAATCAGGTCTTGGAATGGGAATAATGGCTGCAGCAAATTTCCTTCCACTACTAACTCCAAAACTAATGGCAATAAAAAATGCTATGTCTGCTGCTGCAGGTGGTGCTGGAGGATTAACAAAAGCATTTAAGCTATTAGGAATGGCAACAAAGTTTGCTTGGCCTATAGCTGCAATAACTGCAGTCGGCTTTGCCCTAAAGAAACTTTATGATAACGTAAAAGAGTATCAAAGAGAACAAACTTTATTAAATGGAATGACAGAAGAAGGTGCTAAGCAGGCTGGAATAAAGTATAATAATTTATCTTCTTCTATTAAAAATGTAACAGAACAAATTAGAGCTCAGAGGGCTATGGGCAAGGCAGCATTTGAAGCTGTTGCTCCAGCTGGACTTCCTGGAATGTCGATAACAATAAAGGAAATGAAAGAAGCCAAAAAATTTGCTCAAGAAAATTTAACAGAGTTTGTTGACACATTTAATTCAGCATCAAGAGATCAGGTTGTACCACTAGCTCAAAACATTAAGGCACAATTTATTGCTGGTGGCATGAGTGCAGAAGAAGCAACAAAGAAGATATATGGAATTGTTGCCGCTTCTGAAAAATCTAAAGAGGCATTAAATGTTTTAGGGTCTTCTGGATTTGCTATCATAAGAGATAAAGCTTCAGCTGCTGATTTTATGGTTAAAAATTTAGTTAAAAACTTAGAAGGAATGACTAGAAGCAAAGATTTAGGAAATGCATTTAGTAATACCCTAAATGTAATTGATGGAATTAGAAAGGGATTAGAAGGAACTAAGGACGCTACTGGTAATGTAATAGATCAGTCAGAGGCCTTAAAACAAACACTAGAGCAAGTTAAAAATATAAATGGCTCAGATAAGCAAATTGGAGAGGCCAAACTAGATCAGTTGGAAAAGTCTCAGCCAGAGTTGGCAGCTATACTTAATTCAGCAGATACCATTGCTAGTGCCTATGCTAAATGGCAAATTGCAATTTCTGGAGCTAGAGTTAATTTGAAAAATATGACTGCCGATCAGGCTCTCATGCTTGCAGAGTTTGACACAGCCATGTCTACTGCTATGACTAATTTATCTAAAGAGGCTGGAGACAACAGTACTTTTGGAAAAGTTGGAAAGCAAATAGCTAGACTAAATAAAATTGCTTTATCTACTTCAGCAGCAGCCCAAAGAAATGCCGAAAAGGCAAGAAAGCAAATTGAAGAAGAGATAAAGTTAATTGATGAAAAGATTAAAAAGATTAATGAAGAGGCTGACGCAAAGATTAAAGCTCTTCAAAGAGTTCAACAAAAAGAAAATTATCAATTAGATTTACAAAGAGCTCAGCTTGATTATCAGGATGCAATTGCTAGAGGAGATATGGCAGCGGCAGCTAGAGCTCAGCTAGCCATAGACCAGCTTGTTAAGGAACGTCAAAATACATTAGCAATAGATGCAATCCAAGATGAAAGAGAAAGAAAGTTAAATAAGGCTAACAAGGAAAAAGAGGCTAAGCAAAAACAACTAGAAGCAAAGGCTGAAGCTTTTCAAAATAGTCAAATGAATGCTCAAGAAGCAGCTTCAGTTCGTGATGAATTATTAAAGCAACAAGCTGAATATCAAAGAATTGTTAAAGAACTCGCATATGCCCAAGCAATGCCAAGCGGCACAGTAAAACAAAATACAGCAAGACAAAAAGCAATAGAATCAGCAACAGGTCAATTGGTTGGCTTCCAGTCAACAGTAAGAGATTTTGCAACAACTGGAACAGCTGCACAAAAGAAAGCTTTCTCTGAAGCTTTTAAGGATATGCTATCTCAACCTGCTGGAGTGTTTCAGAATATGGGTTCTGTTGTTGGCGGTAAGTATGTTCCTGGCGGAAATGTTTCCACAATAGGAAAATCCACACAAGACGATATTGAAAGAGTTCAGAGAGAAGCTTTAGCTATCACTGGAGGCAAAACTTTAGCAGACCTATATAGACTTATAAATAATAAGGGAATAGGCAAGGGCGATGGGGCAACATATGGGAAAGATAATCCGTATGTATTACGTGGAACTTATGAGACGAAGAAGGACGGGTCTCTGACTGATGCTGCACGTGGACAAATTGTAGATAGATTAAAGTTACAAAGAAACGATTTCTTTGAGTATAAGGGTCAGTTATATAGAGTTACTGGATCAAAGACAAACACTCAAAGAGCTTATTTGCAAAAAGCAGCTGGCGGAATGATAACTGGTCCAGGATCTGGAACCTCTGATTCTATACCAGCAATGCTTTCCAATGGTGAGTATGTAATAAATGCTGCTGCTGTAAAGAATATTGGCGTACCTATGTTAGATAGAATTAATGGAATGGCTCAAGGTGGACTAGCCACTAGATTTGATATTCCAAAATATTCAACTGGTGGAAGAATAATGTATGGATCTGGCGGTGGACCAGCAGGAAACTCAAATGCATTATATAATATTAATGTTACACTTAATGGATCAGATATGAATCCTGACGATGTGGCTAAGGCTATCAGCAGAGAAATGAAGCTAAGAGAAGCAGCATCTGGAATAGGTAGGAGGTACTAATGGCATTTGAGAATTTACCTAAAGGTTCTATCCTTTACATAAAGGCAACAGACCCTCTTGCTATAGATCCTGCAAATAATCAATTTACCTATGGTGGATCTACATTTACTGCTCCAGGACAAAAGTATTTATCGGCGGTGGCTACAAGAAACGGACTTGCCGTCGGAAATAAAACTCAAACCAGATTTAGAAGAGTAACAGAGCATAATAGGTCAGAATTTAGTGTAACCCCTATCAGAATAGAAAGGCAAGAAAGAATGGCTAATGGGTCTCTACGTAAATACGTAATAGCAGACAAGAAGTCATTTAGCCTATCTTGGACAATGTTGCCATCATTTAGAAATGAGACGGTAGATGGAGCATGGGGGGCGGAAGACCTAAAAGCCTTCTATGAATCTACACTAGGACAAGGTACATTTGATATTATGATAAATCCTACATCCTTTGATCCAGCAGTCAATTTAGAGAATACAGGCGTATTAGCAGATGATTATACCTATACAGTTACATTTACATCTTGTGACTTTGTAGTAGTTAAAAGAGGCATCCAGGCATATTGGAATGTAAATATGAGCATGGAGCAGGTATGATCCAATTAAATGAAACAGTTAAGAATATATTAAAGACGAGTAGGAGTATCTCTACTTCGGCGGGCGCACTTATTGAGTACAATATGAATAATATGGTGAATCATATTAGCGGAACATCTAATGCTAATTATGGAGACCTTACTAATGCTTATAATAAGTTATTTCCTATAGACACAATATACAAACCATTTAGACCCTTACTCCCAGGAATTAAATATTTAATTTATACAGTAGGGAATACTGACACTCAAGAAAACTCATTTGTTTCCCCCAGAGAATTAAATCCAGAAGGCACAAGACTATACTATCCTGGAGACAGCATGACATACAAGTATTGGCTTGGCCCTAAGGATGAAGATATTAGTATTTCTATCTCATACTTTAAAGATGAAGCTAAAACAATTCCAAAAATAATCGTAGCAAATAAAATTATTGCAAGATTTGAGGTTAGTCATGATGTTCCAACTTCATGGACAATTACCGCAACTAAGCAGGACAACACTACAATCACTGCAACAGGAACCGCACTTGTTAATGGTCAAGCAACGATTTACTATAACGGAACAACTTGGTCTACAAGCGAACCATCTACATTTAATGCTTATCAACAATTTAAATCTATATCATTGCAAGCCGTTAACTCAAACAGTGGTAAGCTAATAGGAGTAATAGAGTTTGCCCCTATTTGGGTGGTAGACATTACAAATGATATTCAAAGTTTTAATATTTTAAAAGAAACCAGCGACGACACAGACTCAATTATTCCAGTAGGAAATTTAACAGCAAATACATTGTCGTTATCTTTAAATAAATATACTCAAGGATCTTTAAAGTTAAAAGAGTACCTTAGAGATTCTGATATAGACCCTACAATATTATACGCATTTAAAGATGCAGTTATTAAACCTTATATAGCAATTAAAGATGGAGCCACATCTTATAAAATAAATCAAGGATTATTTTATATGCATTCATGGTCTATCGGAGAGTTTGGAAATGGCGATGTAACGGCTTTAGATTCCGCAAAAATACTTCAAGAAATTTTATGTCCTGAAATATTAATACAGGACTATCCAATTACTGCTGTGATAAGAACACTGTTAGACTCTGTAGGATTTTCTAATTATAAGTTTTATGTTAAAGATGAGGACGAATCTATTCCTTCCGTTAAGTACTGGTGGTCGGACAGAAGCAAGACAGTTTGGGAATGCCTACAAGAGCTATGTAGAGACATACAAATGAATGCGTTTGTTGACGAAAATAATATACTTAACTTTTATAGTAGGGAGTATATTTATGACTCAGAAAAAAATCCTGATTGGATTTTAACTAGTGAAAATTATGTAGATGGCAGCACTACAATTATTCCAAACATAGTAGACTTTTCTTCTTCAGAGATAGCATCTGCAAATGCTGTAAAGGTAATATGGTCAGCAGCTTCTACATCAGAATATGACGGATCATCTTCGCCACTATGGAAATCAGAAGAGACATACTTAGGCGCAGGAACATTAGCTGATCCATTGACGAGCACAGACGAATATTTTTCTTTAAACAATAGCACAATATCTCAAGACAATAACTTGCAAGCATTATTTAGCTTTAATGGATACGTTTTGATTAATGATGAGATTATTGAATATGATGGCATTGAATACCAGTATGTTCCAAAAGATGGGCCTTCTGATCCTCAAGAAGTATTAATTAAGTCTGAGTCTGATATTTACAAATATAGGTACCTGTCTAAACCAGGGTATGAAGATATTAACAATATTAATAGTGCATACTTTAAGCCAACAGGAAGGTACAAGATTAAATCAAGAGCTTTGTGGAATACAAAAACACCTCCTACTCATGAAAAATCTCCAAACTCATACATCAATGTGGCTGGAGAAAATGATCCTAAAAAGTTTAATAGATATTCAGTTAAACTTCTATCTGCCACAGCATCTACCAAAAAAGAAGACGATCCAGGATTATTTAAGTCTGACGCAAATTCTCAACAGAATACTATTAGTAAATCATTTTTAGCTTTAAGTAATTTGGACAAGGATAAAACTACATATGATATAGCAGTCAGATCCTTTGACTCAATAGATATTTCAAAAAATTACTTTGCATTTGGCACCAGAATGTATTTTGATACACAGTTTGAAAGCCCTGCACAAATAGGAGGCTTAGCCCTTTTTACATCTAATGATGGCAAGAATGGCTACTATATAACTATTCATACAACTGCATCTTCCAAAACAAAAAAAGAAGTTAGAATTATGAAATTTAGTAATAATGGCAAAGTGTTGTTGTTAAAAGATAGTCAATCAAAAAGTATAAATAGGTTGGCTGGCATATATGCTGGCCAAGCATACAATATAGATGTTAGGCTAAAAGTTGGAGTAGAACAAAACGAAATAGTTGTGTTTATTAACGGATTTAAAATAAAGGCTGTTGATAACAATACAGATACATCTCCAAAATTATCAAAAGGGAAAAACATAGGATTACTCTGCGGACAAGGGGTTGTATATTATGAATATGCGTATGCAAAGTCTATAGAAGACACAGAGTATGAAAATTCAACTGCAAAGAGTAGTTTCTTTTTTGACGGAGTTTTTTCTGACGATACGATTTCATTACTACATGGAAATATCGTTTATTCACAAGGAGAGAATGAAAATAAAAGAGATGAGGCGTTCCTGGAGTTTGGCACTACTGCCAGAGAAATAAGAAAGTCTAAGGTTAAATATAATGGAGGGCCTTCAATTCCGTTAAAGTTTTCTACGGCTGCAAATAAGTATGCAACCGTTCTTGACACTAAACTTCAGCCGTTTGAAGCCGAAGCTTATGTTTTAAACAACACATCAACTTTTATTCCATTGGATGATGGAAACTATAGCAGTTTTTATGTATTAGGAAATACAGTAAATAAATCTAGCCCATTAGAATATAGTACACACGATGCTTCTGAGCTTGCAACAAAAGAGCCAGTCATATTTGAATCAAATTGGATACAAACTGAACCAGCAGCTAAGGCCTTGGCGGATTGGGTATCTAGTACTGTTTTAAATAAAGGAAGATATGTAGAAATGAATATCTTTGGAAACCCAGCCTTATCAGCTGGAGACATAGTATCAATAAATTATCCATTGCAACAGCTAGATGCAAACAACAAGTATATTGTTACACGGGTAGAAACGCAATATTCTGAGGGGGTATCCACTAGACTAACCTGCAGAGCTATTGGATAGTCAAATGGTATAATAAATAAATGGGTAAAGAGACCGATAAAAAATTAAGCTCTTTAGATATATCTGAAGTAGCACCAATTGTTGTAGATAAATTTTCTACCGATGATTATTTTTTAGCTAACAAATGGCGTGGCGGCAAACCATTAACTGGCATAATTACAAATGCAAAGTTTCCATTTAGCATAACCGAAGGCGGAAGCGGAGGAGATGGTGATGGAGACGGTGACGGAGATGGGGAAGATCGTCCAGGAGTAGGAGATATATCAATAGTAAGCCAAGAGGTTTATTATGACAATGCTGGAATGGCAAGAGTAAAAGTAACATTTAAAGTTTATAATTCAAGCGAGGAGCCTATAGACAAGTTTGCATTTGTCATAGCGCCTAAGGTATAGGAGAGAAATGATAACTCAATTTGGAAAACGTTTTTTGACAAACTTTATAGCTGGCAATGCCTCATTTGCGACTAAAGATTTAGCAGTTGGTATTGCAAATAATTCTGAGTATTCATTATCTAACACAAACTCAAGACTAGGGTTTGAATTCTATAGAATGCCAGTAGAGTTTGGAGGAATAAATATAGACACTTCTGTATCTCCAAATACTTATACTGTTATATATTCAGCAACACTACCCTCAGACCTTGCTGGTAAAATAAACGAAATTGGAATATTTCCAGGAACCAGATCTTCAATAAATAATTACGATAGCAAATTTATTACAGACTTTGAGCTGCCTTTTGACTGGAGCCCAACTCCAGACATAGATCAATCTAATTATAGAGTTGGTAATAGTTCACTTGTATTTGAATCAAACGGGGCGGCAGATCAAGAATATGTTTCTACTATAGAAACTTTAGATATTAGCGGATACAGTAATTTTGACACAATATCTTTTTCATTCAAAGCATTAGATTCTAATTTATCTGAAATTAAATTAAGATTATATAGCTCAGCATCTAATTATGTAGAAATGATATTTGACTCTTATTCTGCAGGAAACAATATTGTAGAAAAAACTTTATCGGAGTTTGTAACGGTTGGGTCTCCAGATAAAGCAAATATAACACAAATAGGAATTGTTATATCCCCAACCTCTTCAGCAACATCAGTCGTTGTTGACGGGTTAAGAATAAATGACGAAGACACTTTTGATCCAGCATATGGACTTATTTCTAGAAAGGTTTTGCCTTCTGAGGTTGAAAAAGTTTCAGGTAAAGAATTAATTATAGAATACAAGATGGACCTTTCTTTCGGAGGATAAATTGGCTCAATATCAAGATCTAAATAGCCAGACTAGGGATGGTGATTACTTTAAAGTAGTAATTGCAGATTTAGACCCTAGTACTGATTACCTATTAAGATTCGGTTGGGTGTTTTCTGATAAGGAAAAGGGAGAAAGCCCACTCTCTAATGTATTTGAATTTAGAACAATAGATGCAGTTAAGCAGGAAGTAGCAAATGTAGTTGCTACCTGGGAGGGAACTACTCTCAAGGTGACATGGGACAAGACATCAACCCTAGCCAAGGGATATCAAATATATTTAACTAATTCATCAACTACAAGAAGTTGGACACAATCAATAGACGCCTCACAAACTCAGCAGGTTTGGACACTATCTAAAGAATCTAATAAAGCAAATTTTGGTAACACATTTAGAACTTCTTTTACAGGATTTTTAAAAACTACATATTTAGATGGCACGACATCAGGAGTTGCATTTACGGTACCAGAATACGCAGATGCAATATGCTCGCTTTCTATAGGTGTTGATGATTGGTCGGTCACCTCAATAGACAACGGATTTACAGCTTCATGGAAAATAAATTCCGTAGATTACCCAACTTATAAGTACACAGAAGTTTGGGTTGAAGATCCAGACACATTAGTTTATGATAAGGTTTATTCTGGAACTGGTCCAGCAACCGAAAAACTTTATTCGCTAGCTTTACATAATGTAAAGATAAAACACTTTTCTGAAAGTGGTTGTAGCACTGGGTTTTCTGATGTCAAGCAGGCTAAGGCTTTTGACACTATAGAGTTTGATAATACTCCACCAGACCCAGTAGTAAATCCAACAGCAGCTTGGAGCGGTACAGACTTAGTTGTTTCCTTTACTATGCCAGCTCAAAACATACCAACATATGTAAAGGTTCACCTTACTTACTCTGGACAAACAGAGTACTTTGAAAAAACAGTTTCTGGAATTGCGGCTTCTGCGAGCACGTCAGTAAAAATTAGTAGAACAGAATTAATTGACGGATTTGGAGCCAGCCCATCTTCATTTACAGCTGGATACGTAACAGACTTAGACATATATAGGAATGAGAATACAACTCAAGTTCTTATATCAAATATATCTTCTATATCTAAACCAAATCCATTAGCTGGAAAGACTACAACCATTTCTGTAGCAGGAGCCGCTAATGCCTATGTAGTTTCTTCAAATTTTGACTCAAAGGCAACTGGAATAAAAGTTTATCAAAGCTCCACAGAGAATGGAACTTATACATTAGTAGCCTCATCTAATTCTAGTCCAGTTATTGTCTATGATGAAACTAATGCTGGCAACACCGTTTGGGTAAAAGCAGAATGGACTTCTGAAGATGGAAACGCTTCAATATCTATAGCACATTCAGTAGAAATTCTTGATGTAGGTGCTTTGTCTATTATTGAAAATCCAATTAAGATAAAAACCAACGGATCTATATTTGCTGGAACTCTTGATATAAATGATGAGCCAGTTTTAACTGGAGCTAGAGCAGTATTTAATAAGCGTGGTTTTTTCTTATATGACGATAATGATGAGAATGGGCTGAATCCTACTACACAAATTATTGGTGAAGATAATGGAGTTACTGCTACCTTTATAACTAAAAAAGCAAAAATTGCTAACTGGGTTATATCTGATACAAAAATAGAAAACACTTTAAATGCTGCGGCAGGTTCATACACTGGATTATCTCCTAGCGGCACCTATGCCTTTTGGGCAGGAGGAGGCGTAGCTGGAGGATATTCAGTTAATGCTAATGAAGATGCAAAGTTTTCTGTAACTAAAGAAGGCTCTGTGATTGCAAGAAATATAAAAGTTTTAGGCGGAGAAATACAAGTAGGGTCTAAATTTAAAGTAAACACTCAAGGAGATCTTGAGGCTACAAACGTTAAATTATCTGGAGAGATTAAAGCGGCTTCTGGAATATTAGGAACTGTTGAAATAGGCGGAACAATAGACGGAGTCACATATGCTGGACAATTATTAATTGATGCATCCAATGGGTCAAAAGTAGAAATTGGAAAATATACTAGTGGTGACATAAAGAATCCCGTAAATGGATTTTCTGGAATTCAAGTAACTGGGTCTACTGGAAAGTATGTGCAACTGGATCCATTAAATGGAATTATAGCAGTTAAGGGAGATATAGGTGGCTGGGAGATAAAAGCTACTGAGATATCTAAAAATCAAACAAAATTAGGATCTGATGGATCTATTCAGGCTGGTGCAGACGGAGTATTTAAGGTTACAACCGCAGGAGCATTAACTGCTACTGACGCAACTATAATGGGAACTGTCAGGGCAAACGAAGGCGGATTTGGAACATTTAAGTCTGACATGACAGATATTGATAAGGGCTGGAAGATAGATGCAGCTAAATTAGTTTCAACTGGCTATTCTACTGGAATCACTAAAGTAGAACTTGATGGAGAAACTGGTTCCATAAAAGGCGCAAACATTTTTGGCTCAGTATTATATTTAAACAATACTGGAGCTACTACTGGCACAGATTATATTTCTTCTGGAGGTAGTTTTAGGTTAGGTCAGGGCAGAGTGAATTATAATTATTCTACAAATACCTTGGCGGTTCAAGGAGACATTCATGGTTCCGATGTATATATAGGAACATATGATGATGATAATTATACTGATGCTCCAGATTACATTAAAGGCAATGGACAAATAAGGTTAGGAAATGGTAGAATAGTTTATGATCCTGGATCTAGTGAATTAAGTATTACTAATACAAAACTTTATTTAAATATTGTAAGTAATGAAGACGGAACATTTGGAGATTCAACAGTTGTTCAAGATAAAAATGGGTTATTGACTACTGGAAGAGCTTTTTATTATGGTGGAAATTTTTATCCAGATGGTGCTACGTCAAGAAGTACGGCACAAGGTGGAAGAGATTTTGTTGTTGGTGATGTATGGTTAAGCAGAAAGGCATAAATGAGTTGGTGGAGAAAGGCTAGTCCTACCGATACTGGCAGCCATAATATAAACGGTTGGATCCAAATGAAAAGTATTTGGAGAAAAGCCTCACCTCAAGATGAAGCAAACTCTAATGCAAGTCAAAATCCGTGGGTAATTGATGGATGGCTAAAAATAAAAAGTGCTTGGCGACTAGATTCAATAGTAAATGGTGTTAGAAATTGGGTAAGAATATTTTCTGGCACTAATCTTCCAACTCCTAAAATTCCATACCCAGAGCTATACTATATTTGGCCAGATGGTTTTGAAACAATTGATAGTCCAATCAATGGGTCAAGCATGTATGTTACAAGAGGATCTTGGACAGAAGAGCCAGAAGAATTTAGATTAAGAATTCAAGAGCTTGCACCAGGAGGAACATGGTCTGCATTATATGATTTTACTAAAATTTATGAAGAATATTTAGAGTCTCAGTCAACAAACAAATTCCCATCAGATGCAAATGCGGCATCTAGACCAGTTATATCTAAAACTAAAACTAGGCAAGGGTATAAGTTTAGAGGAAGGGTTGATGCAAAGACTCCAGGAGGTTTAGAAAACTTTTATATAACTCCAGAATCAATGCCTAGAATTGACTTCTACATAGCAGACTTTATTGTGTATGACGAAGAATCTGACGGAGCTACATTTAGCTGGTCTTACGCAGCACTTGCTACAGGCAATACCGTAAGTGACAATTTAGACATATTTTCTCAAAAACTTAATGTTTATGACGAATTAGGTGAGTTATTGATGTCAATTCCAGTAACCACCCCAACAACTACATACATATTAACTAGCCCACTTCTTGAGCCAAATAAGATTTACAGTGTTGAGTTAGAGGTTGTTGGAACAGATGGTTATACTGAGACAGATGATAAAACTATAGATTATGCTTATGTGGACTTAGAGACTATTATAGACGAACCAGTAAATGTTACACCACCAACTCTTACCCTTCAATCTGGAATAGAAAACAAAACAGGTTCAACTTATAGGCTTTCTTCTGGAGAGTGGACAAACGAACCAACAGAATTTAGATATCAGTTAGAGTTAAATAATGCAGCTGGAACCGTGCTAGCTTATTACCCATCTTCTACTGGTTACACTTCAGAAACTTATTTCGATTATCAATTTACTAGCCCAACTACAAATACAGTTTCTGGATCTGTAATAGCAAGTAATGGGGCTGACAGCCTTCCAGCATACTCAAACTCTATAGGACCAATTACTCAACTTCAGTATACTATAACTTATGAGGAGCTTGGGGGTACAGTAGTATCAGATGATATTGTAAATGCAGGAAGCAGTGTATTTTTGCCAACTACCTCTAGGCAAGGTTACATTTTTAATGGATGGTACACAGAGCCACTAGGTGGTGGCACTTATGTTGGTGGAGGAGGCCCAACTCCTACATCATACACTCCAACTGCAAGTATAACTCTTTATGCTAGCTGGACAGGAATAGAGTATACAGTAACGTGGAATAAAAATGATGGAACTTCAGACTTTACTTCTGATACTGTTATTTCTGGAACCACAATATATGCACCAACGCCCTCTTCTAGAGAACATTATAATTTCACTAGATGGAGAAATCCACAGTCTGGTGGAGACCCAATATTTCTTAATGCTGGTGATGCGTGGATAGTAACATACTCATTTCAATTTTATGCACAATGGGTTGCAAAAACTTATACTGTTACATTTAATTATGGCTCAGGAACTGGAACTCCAGCGACAAGATCAGTTCAATATCCAGGAACAGTAACTTTACCTACTCCAGATTCAAACGCAGACTATATTTTCAATGGATGGTACACTGGTCCAAACGCAACGGGAACTTTTGTCGGAGGAAGCGGGCCAACACCAACACAGTATCAGCCAACAAGCAATATAACGCTGTATGCAGACTATACAATTGCTCAGCGTACAATAACATGGAATGCCAACGGAGGAACGGGAGGAGGAACTACTGGACCGTTCAATGCAGGGACAGCTCATACTGCGCCGTCACCAGGTACGAGAGCAAACTATGCATTCTTATATTGGAGAGATTCTATTTCTGGAGACTTTGCCTACCAAGTTTCAGACGGAGGAAGTTTTGTTCCACCATTTAGTGGTATGACTTTCTATGCTAGATGGTCTTTAAATCAATATACAGTTTCATATAACGGAAACGGTGGAACACCAACTAGAACTTCAGATATTGTGAATGCAGGATCATCAATCACATTGCCTTCAGCTTCAAGAGATGGCTACGTTTTAGATGGCTGGTACACTGCTGCTACTGGAGGAACATTTTTAGGAAATCCAGGGTCATCATATACACCGTCTGCTTCAGTTACTATATATGCTAGATGGTCTGTTGTCACATACACAGTAACGTGGAACGCAAATGGTGGCACCGTTAACCCAACATCAAGCTCAGGAGTTTTGGGTCAAGTTGTGACTGCACCTACTCCCACCAGAGACGGATATACTTTTGTTTATTGGAGAAATCCATCCTCTGGAGATATGCTTTACAATATATCAGCAGGAGCTAGCTGGTCTATAAATGGCAGCATAACTTTTACTGCAGTTTGGTCAATAGCCCAGTACACAGTATCTTTTAGTGCAAATGGTGGAACTGTTAGTCCATCTTCTAGCACCGTGAATGCTGGATCTTCAGTCACCTTGCCAACACCAAGCAGAGACGGATATAGTCTTAATGGATGGTACACACAGTCTTCTGGCGGCACCTTTCTTGGTCAACCTGGTACAAGTTACACTCCAACTTCCTCAATTACCATTTATGCACAATGGGCAATAACACAATATACAATAAACTGGAATGCCAATGGAGGAACGGGCGGAGGAACTACTGGACCGTTCAATGCAGGAACCTCACATACCGCACCATCTCCAGGAACAAGAAGTGGCTATGCATTCCTTTATTGGAGAGATTCAATTTCAGGAGATTTTATTAATCAAGTTTCTGATGGAGGAAGTTTTGTACCTTCTGGAAATACAACTTTTTATGCTAGATGGTCTCAAAATACATTCACATACTATGTTGGAACTTCAACATGTAATGTTTTGTCGGGATGTTATTCATCATTACCTTCAGCAAGCGGACCATTTGATGGAGTTGGATCTATGCCGACTGATATTACAGAGGGCCCATCTAACGCTAGAGTAAAAACTGTTTATAGATCTACTTATGCTGATGCACTTGCTGCGGCTGCCAATGCATCTTGTGTTAATTGCACACCAGCACCGTTCTTCCCGCCCTTCTTCCCGCCTTTCTTCCCACCGTTCTTCCCTCCATTTTTCCCTCCGTTCTTCCCACCATTCTTCCCAGCACCAAGTGTTTACTATATAGGAACTTCTACATGCAACGTATCATCTGGTTGCTACTCTAGCCTTCCATCTGTTAGTGGGCCATTTAACGGAACTATGCCATCAGATACCACAACTGGAGGAACAACTGCCAGAGTTAAAACTGTATATAGATCTACAGAGGCAGAAGCGTTATCAGCAGCAGCAAACGCATCCTGCATTAGCTGCGCCCCAGCACCGTTCTTCCCTCCGTTCTTCCCTCCGTTCTTCCCACCAACATTTGGTCCGTTCTTCCCACCGTTCTTCCCACCGTTCTTCAAAGCACCAGCACCGTTCTTCCCTCCATTCTTTGGTCCGTTCTTCCCACCATTCTTCCCACCAACATTCGGACCATTCTTCCCACCAACATTTACAACCCCATTCTTCCCAGGATTTGGATACTAAACTATAGACGATGTTCATCTTATATGATAAGATTATATAAAGGAGAAAGTTTATATGTCAGTTAAATGGGAAAAAATTAAAAGCTTTATTGATTCGGATGAGGTTAAACCATGGGATTTTTTGAATAGGTCAACACCCTATGCTTCTGACGAGGAGGCTGGGGAAAGATATTCTATATGCCTAGAATGTCCCGAACTTAGTAAATTGACTAAGAGGTGTAATGAGTGTGGGTGTTTTATGGCGGCAAAAACTAAACTGAAGCTAGCCAAATGTCCATTAAATAAATGGTAATTATAGGGTATAATTTATCTTATGCTAAAATAGAGATTAATGCACGTTAGCATTAAAAAGGAGTAATTATGACAACTTTATCAAATAGCGATAAGATAGTTATTATTGATCAAAAAATCAAAAATCTAGATTATCAAAGATATAGTGTGAATTTAGATATTCAGCTTGAAGGATCTGTATCTACACCAGATCAAGACAATTTAGATTCTTTAAATGTTAAGCTTTCAGATATTGTAACAAAGCTTGATATTTTAAACACCGAGAAAACTTCATTAATAGAGTAGGAAACATGACAACAAAAATAGAACTAGTTGTAACTGCACTTCAACAAAGAATTGGTGAGCTAGTTGCTAATTACGAAACTCAGATAGCCGTACTTAGAGCTGAGTTGACAGAACTATCTATGGAGAATGAAGCAAAAAAGTATTCTGACTCTTTAGAAGAAAAAATGGAACAGGTAAATAATGGCTGAAGTTTTTAGAGATGGCGAGCCAGTAGATCCGCAAAAGCTTAGAAGCTTACAGCAACAGATTACTGAATTAACCGCAACCGCCAACAACGCCTTCGACCTAGCCAATAGAACATCTGACGGCACAACAGAAACATTTCAATATATAACCCGTGCAGATTCTATTGAATTTACAAATTTAAAAAATGGTACAAAATACGATCAAGGAATAGATGTAGGATTTATTGATGGTGATATAGTTTATACCACTGCTACACCAAGATACTCGAAGCCTGAATATTATAATGTTAATGTTTCCATAAGTGGGTCAAGACTATCTCCGACAATTAATGTTAGTCAAACTAATTCGGGAAAAAAGACCATGGAAAAGCTTTCTGTAGATTATATTTCTGTGGCAAAAAGAAAAGTAGAGTCTGCATAACTACTTGACAGCCTGACTGTTAATGCTATAATTCAGTAAGCTTGAATATCCTTCTGGCTAAAATTAGTAAGGAAAAAATGACAAACGACTTAAAATGGATGCTGTCATCAGATCAGCAGTTCCCATATCAAGATGATAAAGCAATCGCACTATGGTTTAAGGTAATGAAATGGTTTAAGCCAGATGTTGTAGACTATCTTGGAGACACAGACGATCAGGCTTGTTACAGCAAGTATACAGAAGGAAAATCGGCAGAGTTTCTTAATCTGCATAAAACCGATAGCAGAGATTTAATTGTTCCAATGATGAGGCATGAGGCAAAAGGTGCTCGTGATTTCTACACTAAAACAAGAGAGATGCTTCCAGACGCACAATTATTTTCAGCATTAGGAAATCATGATGTTCGTATATTTAATTATATGGATGCTAAGCTCCCAGACTATCTAAATGATGTTACTCCAGAAACACTATGGAACTTAGATTCATTGGGATATGAATATATTTATTATAATGAATTGCCCAAGCGCCGTTTTGGCGACATCCATGTTCATCATGGATTATCAATTGCTGATACTGGTGCCGTAAGAAAAGATATGAACGATTTACAAATATCATTAATTCGTGGACATTCTCATAGAATTGCTTCACATCTTCAAACCTATGAATTGAGAAATAATGGAGTTGGAGAAACAATTCGTGGCTATGAGATTGGGCACATGTGCGATGAAAAGGGGCCAGGGATGAAATACATGCAACACCATGATTGGCAAAAGGGGTTTGCAATTGCACACATTGTTAATGACTATCCACATATTCAAATGATCCATATTGCACCAGACTATTCATGCGTTGTTGACGGCAAGGTGTTTACATTATGATGAAATGCAGTAAGTGTAGAGGTAGAGTTTTTGTGGACAGAGTGTTTTCTCAAAAACTCCATGTAGAATTGTTTTGCATAATGTGTGGAAAACGATGGATGATAAACAAGGATACGAGTTCTTTAGGGCGATGGCTGGAACAGGCAGAAAAAAACAAGCTAAAAGATTTAGCTATTTCTTCTTAAATAACAAAATACATAAAGTATTAAGTTCTTCAAGAGCAAAGGATGAACTCGTAGCATGGTGCTATCCAGATAAAAAGCGTGTGCTGTATTCATATTCTCAAGTTATAAAAAATATGGAAAATGCGTATTCAACAAAACAGGTAGCACAAATACTAAATAAACATAAGATTACAATTGAAGATTATATTTTAGAGGGAAAGATACGGTATCCTCAAAAGGTATATCCTATTGGTAATCCAGAGAGTGATTGGTATAAGTTTATGTATAGCGAATCAGACATAATGGACATACATGAATTTATTTTAGAATCTGGTTACTCTAAGAACATGCCGTCAAAAAATGAGTTGAGGGCACTTCTCAAAAACAACATTATATTGTATACTAAGACTGATTCTGGATTTGTACCAGTATGGAAGGCGGAGTAGTGTCTGGACGGTTTGTTGTTTGTGATACATGTGGTAAAGAGATAGAATTGCGTTGGGGCATATTTGGCCACGACACATTAAATAGGCATAGAAAGGCGGAACATTAATGTCAGATAGAACTCAAGTTCGTGTAGATCTTTCATTTACTAGAAACTTAGGAAACTTTGAAAGTATAAAAATTGGAATTGGCGTTGATGATTTTGTCAGAGACAATGAAACAGTTGATGCTGCCACAGAAAGAGTTTATAAGTTCGTAGAAAGCAAACTAATTGCAAAAACTCAAGAAGTTGAAGAAGAGCTAAATGGCAACAAGTAAAGAACCATACATACTGCTTACTATCTACTCTGCACTTTATGAGCAAAAGTATGGCAAGAAACCTAGACTAAATAAATATAAAGAAAAGTGGGCTATGCAAGATGTACTAGACAGCATAGGTTTTGATCAGGCGAAAGACGTACTTAATTATTATTTTCGTACAGGCAAGCCTGGACACCCATTAAACTTTTTTTATAATAATTTTGATAGGCTAGAAGACATGATGATTCAGATAAATAAAGATGTGGCCAATCGGGCTCGTTTATTAGAACAGACTAGAAAGCTGGTTGAAGAAGAGTGAACACAGAAGCTGAATTAATTTCTGCGGTATGTAAGAATAAAGATATAAGCACCCTTCTTGCCGACAATGCTGATGACTTATTTACCTCACATAAAGATATTTGGGAGGGCTTAAAATCATATTATTATAAGTTTAGAGCAGTTCCAGAGGTTGGGATCCTGCAGGATAAATTTAAGGATTTTGAACCAGTTCAAACTAAAGCAGAAACTGGATACTACCTAGACAAGCTAAAAAACGAATTTGTTTCTGCTAGGCTAAAAACAATCATGCTTCAGGCTGGCTCATCATTAAAAGAAGATGCAGCATCAAGAGTGCTTGGTGTCATGCAGGGCCAGCTAGCAACGCTTAGTAGATATACAAATAATGTTAGAGATGTTGATATTACAGATATTGAGTCTGCTGAAAGACACTATCAGTCAGTTAAAGACAGATCTACTGCAATGGGTGGAAGCCCAGGAATACTTACTGGCTTCGATGCAATAGACAAGGCCTATCCCACAGGAATGGCTCCAGGACACCTTATAGTAGCCATAGGATGGCCAGGAAGAGGAAAGACATGGTTTACCTCCTATTTGGCATGCAAGGCCTGGGAGCAGGGCTTTAAACCAATGATTGTTTCCTTGGAGATGGCTCCAGAGAATATGCGTGACCGTATTTACACAATGCTTGGTTCGGGATTATTCCGTGCCAGTGATTTATCAAAAGGAGATATTAACTTAGATGATTTCAGATCATGGGGGCAAAAAAAGACGGAGGGAAAGAACAGCTTTATTCTTGTTTCTAATGAGGGCACAGCAGAAGTCACACCTTCAACAATTCAAGGAAAGATTGATCAGCACAAACCAGATTTAGTTATTTTGGATTACCATCAATTATTTAATGATAACAAGCGAAGTAATTCTGAAGTTGAAAGAAATCGAAATATTTCTAGAGATTTTAAACTTCTTGCAGTAACAAATAATATTCCTATTATAGATATTACTGCTGCAACTGCTGATGATATATCAGATCAGGATGAGCCACCTATGATGAGCCAAGTCGCTTGGTCCAAGGCTATTGAATACGATGCTGATATGGCTATAGCTATTCATAAGCATGCAAATACCGACATGATTGAGGTTGTATCTAGAAAGAATAGACATGGTCAAGACTTTAGGTTCTTTTTAGACTGGGATATTAATCGTGGTGTTATTACTCCTATTTATGAAAATTTACCAGAATTAAACAATGACTCACAAGAAAATAAAAAGATTTCAAATTAGTGTAGAGTTTTTAGATGACTCCGACATTATTAGGATTAAAAATCAATATGAAAATTTATTGACTGGGCAGATGCGTGACTCTGGGTACATTAGAATGCTTGACATAGACCCAGCCTTTTCGGTAGAATTCACGGGTGAAACATGGAAGTTTTTAATGACTATCCATGGAGTTTATGTGGGAAAGAGGAAGGCATGGCAATTAGAGGGTATAACTCAAAACAAGTTAGTCAAACGGAATACACGCCAGCCCATATAAAGTCAGTAATTAAAAGCTTAGGCGTAGAGATTGTCGGAGAGACTGGAAATGACTTTCTGGCATATTGTCCATTTCATTCCAATAGACATACACCAAGCTTTAGTGTAAGCAGAACAAAAGGCGCCTATATTTGTTTCAACCCATCCTGCGGAGAATCTGGAACGATAACAGACTTGGTTAAAAAATATTTAGATAAAAATGATTACGAGTCGCTTAGATATATTGAATCTAAACAGATTGAGTCTGTAGAAAATTTTGATGATGAACTAAAATCAATGTTTGAAGACAAGCCAGACTTTGTTGAGTTTTCACAGCAAACATTAGATGAGTTATATGAAAACCTTGGAAAGAATAAACATGCACAAGAGTATCTTGAGCATAGAGGTATTATGGTGGATTCGATGCATTATTTTAAACTAGGCTATTCTTCTAATTTGGGAATGGTTACTGTCCCAGTTCATAGTCCAGACGGTATTCCAGTTGGCTTAGTTGGTAGATCAATATCAGAAAAAAGATTTAAGAATAGTAATAATTTGCCAAGAAGCAAGACTATGTTTAATATTCATAGAGCAAAGCGTGTAGGAGAAAAAGTAATTATTGTCGAATCTACATTTGACGCAATTAAAATACATCAGGCGGGATTTCCAAATGTTGTAGCCACACTTGGAGGACACATATCTCATGATAATATTAAATTACTTAATAGATACTTTAATACAATTATATTAATGACAGATGCAGATATAGCTGGAAGAGAATTAGGTATGTCAATTGCCTCTAAATTAAAAAACAAAAACATCTTGTGGGGATCTTATTCATATGGTAAGATATATCCTGATGGTGCAAAGGATGCAGGTGATATGTCTGATAAAGACATAAAGGCATGTATAGATAACGCAGTTTCCGATTTCGAATATCGATCTTGGAACCCATGATATAATGGAAATACAGACGGATATATACCGTCAAATATATTAAGGAGATATAAAATGGGTATAGTAAAAGGTCTAAAAGACTTAAACAAAGCATTAGATAAACCTCAGTCAGTAAGTGGCGAAGGAAGCAAAGCACGGTGGGTAAAACTTGAAGACGGAGAAAGCATTAAGATTAGATTTCTTCAAGAGTTAGATCCAGATTCACCAACATATAACGATAAGTGTGGATTAGGTTTTATAGCAGTAGAGCACACAAATCCAAAAGATTACAGAAGAAAGCTTTTGTGTACAATGGAAGATCAAGGAAAGTGCTGGGGCTGCGAACAACATAGAAAAGATTATAAGGCAGGCTGGAAGGGCCGCTCACGACTATATATTAATGTATTGGTTGATGATGGAAAGAATGACCCTTACGTAGCAATATTGTCTCAAGGTTCCAGTGGAAAAACAGTCACTCCGACATTAATAGAGTATGCTGGAGAAATGGGATCTATAACAAACCTAATGTGGAGAATTAAAAGAACTGGTACAAAAACAGATACAAGTTATACAATTATTCCACTAGCAAAAGACGAAGAGCAGTTTGACAGTTCTTCTCTAGAACTGTACAAGTTAGAAGAAACTGCAGTTCGTGATATGAAGTATGCAGATCAAGAATCCTTCTTTAATGGAGAAGGCGGTTCCGAGGAGCCAGAGTCTACATCAACAGATGTAACTTGGTAATTTAGAAAGGCGGAGAGTTAATGTCATTTGTACATCTACATGTACATTCCTATTATTCATTAATGGATGGCCTTAACTCTCCTGCCGATCTTGTTAAAGCAGCAAAAGATGCTGGTCAGTCCTCTATTGCAATAACAGATCATGGCACATTGGCATCGCATAGAGAATTTCAGATAGCATGTAAAGAAAATGATGTAAAGCCCATACTGGGCGTAGAGGCATACATTTCTCCGACAGACAGATTTGATAGGTCTTCAAAGACTGATAAATCAATTCAGGCTTACAACCACATTATCCTACTTGCAAAAAATAAAAAGGGTCTTGAGAATATAAACGCACTACAAGAACTGGCTTGGAATGAAGGTTTTTATCATAAGCCAAGAATTGACAGGGAGATTTTAAAAGAATATGCAGAAGGTATTATTGTTCTTAGCGGATGCCTTAATGGCCTTGTTAGTAAGTGCATTGAACGCCAGGAGTTCTCAGAAGCCAAACTTATACTCAAAGACTTTAAACAGACTTTTGGCGAAGATTTTTATGTTGAAGTACAATCTCATAATCCAAAAGAAGTGAATGATAAGTTGCTTGAGCTTGCTGATGAATTAAAAATTAAGGCGGTGGCAACAGGGGACGCACATTTTGCAAAAGGGGAAGATAAGGTACTAGAAGAGGCAATGCTCATATTGTCTACAAATCCCAAGATGGATAAAGAAGCTGACTTTGAAATGTCTCGCAACATGAAGGATATGCTAGATAGATTTAATTACTTGTATCCAGACAGAAGAATTTCATTTCAAGATTATAATCTTTTTATTCAGACTTACGATGAAATTTCAGAAGACTTCCGTAAAGCAGGAATTCAGCGCACAGATATTTATCAAAATACACTAGAGATTGCCAATAAAGTCGAGGAGTATGATTTCTACAAAGGTCTAGACTTATTGCCTGTGCCCAAAAGAAATGCAGATGAGAAATTAAAAGAGTTAGCATACGAGGGGCTAAAGGCAAAAGGGCTAGGTCAAGATGTTAATTATATTGAGCGTGTTGAAGAAGAGTTGAAAATAATTAAAGACAAGAAGTTTGCTTCATATTTCTTGGTTATTGCTGACATGATTAATTGGGCCAAAACAAATTCCATTATGGTTGGTCCAGGTCGTGGTTCTGCAGCAGGCTCTTTAGTTTGCTACTCATTAGGAATTACAGATGTTGACCCAATTAAATATGATCTACTCTTTTTCAGATTCATTAATCCAGAGAGAAATGACTTCCCAGATATCGATACCGACTTTGAGGATCGACGCCGCAAAGAGGTCAAGAACTACTTGAAGAAGAAATTCAAACATGTTGCCTCCATTTCTACTTATACTTATTTTAAAGATAAGGGAGTCGTCCGAGATGCAGCACGTGTATTCATGGTTCCACTTTCCGATGTAAACCGTGCCCTTAAATCAATTGACACATTTGAAGATTATTTAGAGTCTCCAAACACAAGAGAGTTTAGAACTAAGTATCCAGAAGTGACTTGGCTTGCAGAAAGACTACGTGGCAAAATTAGAAGCGTAGGAGTCCATGCTGCTGGTGTTGTTGTCGCTAAAGATGATATTAGAAACTACGCACCAATTGAGTCTCGTGAAGATGCACAAGATAAGGTGTCTGGAAGAATTCCAGTAGTTGCATACGATATGGATACTGTTGCCGATATAGGTCTAATTAAATTAGATGCCCTAGGACTTAAAACCCTTTCGGTTATTTCAGATACACTGTCTTCTGTAAAAGAAAGATATGGAAAAGAAATTAACTTGTCAAGTATACCATTAGACGATGCTGCTATATATAAAAGCTTAAGCGATGGCTATACCATGGGAGTGTTTCAGGCTGAAGCGACACCATACACAAACTTGCTAATAAGAATGCAGGTTTCTACTTTTGAAGACCTCGCAGCTTCCAATGCTTTGGTAAGACCAGGGGCAATGGACACAGTGGGACTATCTTACATAAAAAGAAAACATGGTCAGGAAGCAGTTAAATATATCCACCCCATAATGAGACCATTTACAGAAAACACTTACGGTGTAATTATCTATCAAGAGCAGGTTATGCAGGCCTGTGTGTACTTAGGGGGAATGACCTGGTCTGAAGCAGACAAGGTGAGAAAGGTTATTGGAAAGAAGCAGGATGCAAAAGAACTCAGTCCATTTAAAGATAAATTTATTCAGGGCGCTACACAGCATATCAGCAAAGAAGAAGCAGAGCACCTCTGGAAGACCTTTGAAGCCCATGCAGGCTACTCGTTCAATAGGTCTCATGCTGTTGCTTACTCTATGCTTTCTTATTATACCGCTTGGCTTAAGCATCATTATCCTCTTGAATTTTTATTCTCGATCCTTAAAAACGAAAACGACAAAGATGCAAGAACAGAATATCTGATTGAGGCAAAAAGATTAGGTCTTAAGATAAAGTTGCCTCATGTCAATGAGTCAGAAATTTATTTTTCATTGCAAAAAGACTCAATTAGATTTGGTTTGGCAGAAGTTAAGTTTATATCAGATAACATTGCTAATAAGATTATGGAGCAAAGGCCTTATAAGGATTATGCTGACTTTATTTCAAAAGCCTCTAAGAAGGGCAGTGGAATAAACTCTAGGGCTATAGCTGCATTAAATGCTATAGGTGGCGCAGCCTTTGAGGATAATCCCAGAACTGGAAAAGAAGAGAATAACTATTATGAGTTTTTGAACATACCACAATTTAATGTTGGCATGAATCCTAAAATTAAAGCTCAGGCTAGACCTATCGTAGAGTTCGATGACTTAGGATCATTCCCAATGTTTGGTATGGTTAAAAATATTAAGCGTGGGTCTGGCTGGTCAAGAGTTGAGTTAGTAGACGAGAGTGGTTCAGTTGGTCTTTTCCATAACGAACAAACTCCAATAGAGACTGGAAAGATGTATTTTATTCTGGTGGGAGACAATAGAATATCTCGTTATGTAAAAGTAGATGATATTAAAGAAGATTCTGATGATATATTTATAAAATATTTATACTCAAGTGGATATGATATTGACGAGGAGCAGAGGATTGTGATAAGCTTTACTCCTTACAAAACAAAACAAGGCAAAACTATGGCTCATATAGTTATGTCTGATAAAGATAAGAACCTTACAAGAGCAATTGCGTTTTCTAGCATGTATCCAATAGCCTTGGCAAAAATGCGTGAAGGAATGATATGTACGCCTATTCTAAAGAAATTAGATGACGGCACTTTAATGATAAAGGAGATAAAGTGACACAAACACCAGAAGAAATATTTGAAGCAATGAATGCTTCTAGAATTTTGGTAGCAATATTAACCAAGTTGGGCTCAGTAGAAATACCAACAGAATTGTTTATGTCTTCAAATAATAAAGACAAGCAACTATCTGTTACATACAATGATGAAACACTTTCTTTTGAATTTAAATTGCGTGAAGATGGTGATGATCAAGAATATGAACTCGTTAATGACTGATTATGGACTTGATGCATTGTCAGCGGTATTGCACGAAACTGCTAAGGAGAAAGGGTTTTGGGACGGAGAATATTCATATGACAAAGTTGGTAACAAGTTAGCTTTAGTGCATTCTGAAGTCACTGAAGTTCTAGAAGCAATCAGAAAAAACCAAGGTTCTGAAAAGGTTGTAGAAGAAATCGCAGATATTATTATTAGAATTTTAGATTTATATGCTGCGATGAGAAATGAAGAACATGTAATACATAGTTTAGACGAAATATTACAAAATAAAATTGATAAAAACAATTTACGTCCTAGACTTCACGGAAATTTGTTTTAATGCTATACTTACATAAAGAAAGAGAATAATGACAATACAAATAGATGATATATTAGCAAAGCTTGACCCTAAAACAAGAAATAGGGTGCAGTCTGCAGTAGATGTTACTGTTGAAAAGCAACCCACTCCTAGCATTGGACTAAACTTGGCATTACGTGGAGGACTTGGCTTTGGAAGACAGGTTTTAGTTTGGGGCAATAAGTCTGCTGGTAAGTCATCATTCTGCTTGCAAATGATTGCAGAGGCTCAAAAGGCAGGAAAAACTTGCGCCTGGATAGACGCAGAGCACTCATATGATAAATCTTGGGCTGAAAGGTTGGGCGTAAATTCAGAAGAGTTAATATATTCATCTGCCAAAACAGTTAATGATATGGTAGATGTTGCAACACAACTGATGGATGCTGAAGTGGATATAATTGTTGTTGACTCCATATCTGCTTTATTGCCAGCCATATATTTTGAAAAAGATAGCTCAGAACTCAAAAAGCTTGAGGACACTAAGCAAATAGGAGCAGAAGCAAAGGATATGACCCATGCGGTCAAAATGTTAAATTATGCAAACAAAAATACATTACTTGTACTCATTTCACAGCAAAGAAACCAATTTGGATCTATGCATGCCAGCCACATACCAACAGGAGGAATGGCAGTCAAGTTCTTCTCATCAACAGTCATCAAGCTTTGGTCTTCTGAAGCTGAGGCTAATGCTATTAAAGCTGGTGTTAAAGTTGGCGACAAGATTATTGAACAAAGAATCGGAAGGCCAGTCAATTGGATTATTGATTACAACAAGCTTGGGCCCCCAAATTTATCAGGGCAATATGACTTTTACTTCCAAGGAGAATCTTTAGGAGTAGACTCTGTAGGAGAAACACTAGACGTTGCAGAAATGTGCGGTGTTATAGAAAAAGGTGGAGCCTGGTACACAATTGGTGAAGAAAGATTTCAGGGTAGGGCAAAGGCCGTACAGTATCTACGTGATAATCCAAATGTTGTTGAGGAGTTGAATAATAAAATATATGCCAAGCATTAATGAATTTATTGGACCTAAGCCAACAGAAGTACAAAATAAAAACATAGAATCAATTATTGGAAGTAAGCCATGCTCAAAATGTGATCTAGACTCTTCAGAGTATTTTTGGGATACCGTTAACTTCATTATGACTTGGACTTGCCCCAATGGACACAATAACTCTTTAAAGGTTAACTCATGACCGAAAGAGGCGAAGCAAAACGTGACGGGGCAAAGCAGCAAAAAAATAGTGGGCGTGGAGACTACAGTAAGGGTGATGCTCAATGGAAAAGTTTTGTTGTAGATTATAAAGAATATTCATCAAGCATATCAATATCTGAAAAGATGTGGGCAAAGATTTGTACTGATACCTTCAAGGTAAATAGAGACAAGTATCCAGTACTAAAGCTGGTCTTGGGTTCCGAAAGTAACAAGACAAGACTAGCAGTGATTGAATGGGCGTTATTAGAAGAGCTAATGGATGCCTGGGAGAACAGGGAGATATAGAGATGCCAAATCCAACTATTACATTAGTAGGTAGGCTTGGTCAAGATCCAGCGCTTATAGGCGATAAAGGATTAAGACTGCGTGTGGTTACACATGATAGGGTGAAGAATGAAGAAACTGGAAAGTACGAAGATTCTGCTACCTCATGGTGGACCGTAAAGGTATGGGGTAGGTTAGCTGATCAGGCTAAATCTACTATTAAGAAGGGCCAAGAAGTAGCTATTGTTGGAAAAATTTATGAAGAAAACTGGGTAGATAAGAGCGGCAACGAAAGAAGTTCTTACGAAGTCAAAGCCGATAGTGTAGCAGTTACATCATACAGTCTTCAAAAAGAGATTGCTTCTGATAGATTTTTTGAAGAGACAGAGGTTCCTTTCTAATGAAAGAAATTATTCTAACCACTTTAGTGGGTGCGGTTGTTGGCGGAGTATTTAGCGCCTTCAAGCTTCCAATTCCAGCCCCACCAGTATTTTCTGGTTTGATGGGCATAGTTGGATTATGGATTGGCTATGCTTTGGTTACGAAAGTAGTGGTTGGCTAAATGTCTGACGTGAACACTCTGGAACTCATTAACTCTATTACTGAATTCAATGACTTGCATGAATATATGAAAGATTCTCAGCTAGATAAAGCTTTGGCAATTGTGGTAAAATTGTTAATGAATCCAGATGTTCCCGCAGCAAAAGCTCCACAATTAATTATAGAATTGCAAGCAATGTCTACTAAATTTTCTATGATGGCATCTGTATATTCTACAATAGCAAAAGATAAAGCGGGAACAGTAAATAACAATAAGAAGAACATTTATTATTCAGCAAAGGAGTCTATAGACAAACTTGTGGATGCCCTCAAGTATGTTGTGAGATATAATGGGTAGAGATATTGTAAATAACTTAAAGTTTAAAAAGATTTCTGGCAATTTTGATCCAGAAGCTTTTGGTAAAATGCTAGATGATGCTTACCTTTCTACAAAAAGGGGAGACCAGTCCATGACAAAAACTTCTTTTAGCCCAAGCTCATTGGGTTATGGTAGCGGTAATTGTCCAAGATACTGGTACTTGGCCTTTAGCGGTGCTGTATTCATAGACAACAATGATTCAATTGCTGTTGCTAATATGTCTCAAGGAACGCAAGCCCACGAAAGAATACAATCTATTATAAAAAAAATGGGGTTGCTAAAGCATGAAGAACAAGAAGTTATTAATGAATATCCACCTATCAGGGGATTCATAGATGTCATAGTTGACTGGAATAATAAAGATGTAATTGGCGAAATAAAAACTGCAAAGCAGGAATCTTGGGATGTTTATAAAGCAAAAATGTCACCATCTCCAAACCATTTGCTACAACTTTTAACATATATGAAAATAAAAAATATACAGGAAGGGTTTTTTCTGTATGAAAATAAAAACACACAAGAGCTATTAATCATACCTATACAAATGAATGATAAAAATACAAAGATTATCGAAGATTTATTTGTTTGGATGTGCGAGGTGTACGATAATTTTGTTAATGGTGATCTTCCAATTAGGCCATTTACAAAATCTAGTTCGGCATGTAAGTCATGCAAAATAAAAAAGGACTGTTGGGAAAAAGAAACTGGAACAGTTCAGATAGAAGCTTACGAGCCTATAAAGATATGAAGTGTGCTAATAAAGATTGTGCTAAAGATTTTGAGCCAAAAACTCATAATCAAAAATATTGTTCTGATGATTGCTGTAGAGTTGCAACAAATAAAAAGATCATGGAAAAGTATTATGAGAAAAAGGCAATAAGGTCTGGGTCAAAAAGATATTGCAAGAAGTGCTCCTCTAGGCTTAGCAGATACAATCAACTCTCTATATGTTCTAAATGTGAAAAGAATAACTCTTCATCAGATAGATCTAAACTTTTGAGGATGATAAATGACATTAGCTAGCTTGGTTAAGACAAAGGCAAGTAGGGTTTTAGGCATAGACGCTTCTACAAATTCAGTAGCATTTTGCCTTTTAGAAAATAATAAACCAATTAAATGGGGTAAAATTAATATAACTGGTAACGATATATATGAGAAAATATATGATGCTAAAGTTAAAACTTCTGCCATGCTGGATGAATTAAAGTCAGACTATATAGCAGTAGAGGGAGCAATACTTGTCAGATCCCCAGATGCTGTGATAAAATTATCTTATGTATACGGTGTCGTTATTGCTGAGCTTATGTCTACTGGGGCTAGTGTTATCACTATTTCTCCTTCATCTTGGCAGGCTCATATTGGAAATAAAAACCCAACAAAAATTGAGAAAGATAGACTTCGTAAAGAGAACCCTGGGTATGCTGATTCCTGGTATAAATCTAAAATGAGGGAGATTAGAAAGCAGCGTACAGTAGATTATTTTAACAAAAAGTATGATTTGAAGCTAGATGATTTCGATGTGGCAGACTCATTTGGAATTGCTTATTATGCAAATGAGGTTTTAACAAAGAGATGAAGCTGTATAAAAGTAAGGACTGGCTACATAGGAGGTATGTAGTTCAGAGAAAATCTATGGAAGAAATTGCTAAAGAGTGTGGTGTAACGGTTATGACCATATACAGAGCCTTAAAGGATAACGGTTTTATAAAATGATTATCGAAGACATGAAAAATAATTTTATTAATGATTGGAATGAAACAGGAGTTTATCACTGCAAAGGCTTAATGAGTGATTTGCCAGACTGGAACTATATAGTTAATGTTCTTAATATTGCTACTAGAAAAGAAAATACAACACAAGAACAAAATATGGTGCCAGCCCAATATGAAGTTCCTTACAAAGATCTTTTTGCAATTAAAACATTATCGTACTCTAAAGAAAAGCCAAATGAGTTTGTTATTGAATCTGATGCCACTTTCTTTTTCTCTATATTTTTTGATCCACGTGATAGGCCTAAAATGATTTCCACATCTTTGTCAAATCAAATTGATGAAATGGAAAACATTTTTGATATCTCTTTAAACTTTAGTTCTTTAAAAATTGCTTTATCAGAGAAATTTGTTCCTTATGAGAACCACAGTTGGCACACATGCATAGTTCAAATTGCAGGAATTAATAAATGGGAGCTAAAGGATGATAGGCAAAATTTTAAAGAAACCTATATTTTAGAACCAGGTGATATTTTATTTTTTAAAGAAGGAATATATCATCAAATTAGCAATGAAGGACCAAGGTCTTCTGTAGTAGGAAGATTTACACTAAATAGTGAGGTAGAAAATGCTTGAGCCAGTATTTCCAGATTCAAAAAGTTTTAATTGTCAGGACTTATATTTGCTCACAGTTGGTACAGAGGCTGGTAAAGAAATCCTTGAAACCTGCCACGAAATTGCACATATGTTAGTTAAAAAGAATATTGCCTATGGTAATTCTGCTCTTAAGCCAATTAGAATATTTTCAAAGGCGGGACCAAGAGAACAACTTCATGTCCGCATTGATGATAAATTAAATAGGCTAATGAAGGGCACGGAGTATCCTGGAGACAATGATATTGATGATCTTATTGGATATTTAGTATTATTAAAGATTGCCAAGCAAATGTCTAGTTGATTTTTTAGTCAACTAAGATTATAATGTATATATATGGATATCGAATTAGCAGATCACTTTGATCGAATGAACAAGGTAGTTTCAGAACTACTTAAGGGTAATAATCCTACCCAAATTGCCACTCTAACGGGTTTTAAGAGGGCAGAAGTCTTGCAGTATATAGACGAGTGGAAAGAGGTCGTTAGAAGCGATTCTGGGGCTCGTGACAGGGCTAAAGAGGCAGTCTCTGGCGCCGATCAACACTACGCTATGCTTATAAAAGAGGCATGGAAAACTGTAGAGGACGCAGACCAAGCTGGACAATTAAATGTTAAGGCAACGGCATTAAAACTGATAGCTGATATCGAGGGCAAAAGAATTGGAATGCTTCAGGAAGTAGGGTTGCTAGATAATGCAGAGCTTGCTACTCAAATAGCAGAAACAGAAAAAAAGCAAGAAATTTTAGTTGGAATATTAAAGGATGTAACCGCTAGCTGTCCAAAGTGCAAGATGGAAGTTGCGAAAAGACTCTCGCAAATAACAGGAGTTGTGGAGCCTATTGTAATAAATCAAGAGGAATCTAGTGGATCTTAATTTTAATGATTTAATAGACATATTAGATGGAGAAGAATTTGATGAAAGACCAGTCGACTTACGAACATTCGTTACCAGTCCAGAGTACCTCGGACTTCCCCCACTATCGGAGCACCAGTATACACTCATTGAGAAGAGCAGCCAGATCTACAAAGAATCAACACTCATCAAGTTATTCGGAGAAGACGAAGGAAGAAGAAGATTCAAGCAAACCTGCAATGAAGTAATTGCTCAATTAGGAAAGGGAAGTGGTAAGGACTATTGTTCTACCATATCAGTTTCTTATATAGTGTATCTACTGTTATGCCTTAAAGATCCTGCAACATATTATGGAAAGCCTCCAGGAGATACCATAGATATAATTAATATTGCTATTAACGCACAACAAGCAAATAATGTTTTCTTTAAAGGATTTAAGACTAGAGTAGAGAGATCCCCTTGGTTTGCAGGAAAGTATGATCCAAAAGCTTCAGAAATTAGATTTAATAAAAATGTAAATGTTTATTCTGGACACTCAGAAAGAGAAGCCTTTGAAGGTTATAACGTAATTGCTGTTATCCTAGATGAGATTTCAGGGTTTGCTACAGAAAATACAACAGGGCATGACCAGGCAAAAACAGCAGATGCAATATACGACATGTATCGTGGATCAGTAGTTTCTCGTTTTCCAGATTATGGCAAAGTTATTCTTTTATCTTTTCCCAGATTTAAAAATGACCCAATTCAAAAATTTTACGATTCAGTTATAGCAGAAAAAGAAACTTTAATAATGACTAAAACTCTAAAGATGGATGAGGATCTACCAGATGGAACAGATGGTAATGAGGTCGTTGTTGAATGGGAAGAAGATCATATTGTTTCGTACACAATACCAAAAGTTTTTGCGTTAAAAAGACCTACATGGGAGATAAACCCTACTAAAAAAATAGAAGACTTTAAGGTGGAGTTTTACAAAAATATGCCAGACGCACTTTCACGGTTTGCTTGTATGCCACCAGAGGCAGTTGATGCTTTCTTTAAGTCTAGAGAAAAAATAGAAAAAGCTTTCAGCAACCTATCTTTAGCTATAGACGGATTTGGAAGACTTCAAGATTGGTTTGCGCCAGATCCAGACAAAGAGTATTTCATACACGTAGACCTTGCACAAAAACATGACCATTGTGCAGTTTCCTTAGCACATGTTCAGAAATGGGTTAACGTGAAGGTTACAGACACATACTCTCAGCCAGCACCAATAGTAGAGATAGATGCAGTTAGGTACTGGACTCCAACTCCAGATAAATCTGTAGACTTTACTGAAGTTAAAGATTACATATTAGCATTAAGGACAAGAGGGTTCAATATTAGGCTTTGCACATTTGATAGATGGAATTCTCATGACATGATGCAACAGTTAAAACAATACGGAATTAATACTGAAACATTGTCTGTTGGTAAAAAACATTATGACGATATGGCTATGGTTGTTTTAGAAGAAAGACTAAATGGACCTCATATTAAATTGTTAATTGATGAATTGTTACAATTAAAAATAATGAGGGACAAAGTAGATCACCCAAGGAAAGGGTCTAAAGATTTAGCTGACGCTGTTTGTGGGTCAATATATAATGCCATAAGTATGAGTAAAAATGATATACTAAAAGAAGTAGAAATTCATACCTATGACTCTATAAAGTATAACAAGGAGCCAGAAGAAGAAATCAGAATGAATATGATTCGTGCGCCAAGAATGCCTCAAGATTTAAGAGACACTCTAGACACAATAGAAAGAATGCAAATATTATGAGTACATACCAAGATAGAGCTAAAGAATGTAAATGCTGTGGTAAGCATGTGCCTCTTCCAGTTAGGTTAAAAGAATATAATGGAATAAAAGTATGTCCCACTACATTTGATAACATAATTGAATATAAAAGAATATGGATTGAAAGTGGTTCAAGGCCTCCAGGAAGCATAAGGAAACACTTTTCGGAATATGTTCAGTCTATAGTAGAAAATACTATTGACAAAAAGCAAGACACAAATATATAATTACCAGCTAGGCACCAGTAGCTTAGTTGGTTAGAGCCCCCGACTCATAATCGGGTAGTCGTAGGTTCAAGTCCTACCTGGTGCACAAGGGAGATAGTATGGATGACGAAGAAGCTTTAAGACAAATTCAGTATTATATTGATATCGGTGCAATCAGGCTTGCTGGATACAACGAAGATGGCGAGGCTATTTTTGAGTTAAATGAAAAAGTTACAAAAGAACTTGCTCCAGATTTATGGGAGGCTCATTTAGAGTATGTAGATAGTACTTTAATTGATTTGTATCAAGATGGTTTGTTAAATGTAGAGTATGATGAAAACTTAGAAGCAACTATGCACTTTACCAATGAAGGATATAAAATTGCAAAAGAAAAGGGTGTAATTCCGTTAAACGGTATTGACGATTACGATATAAATTAGATATAATTTGTATGCCCTTGTAGCTCAGTGGATAGAGCGAGACTCTTCTAAGGTCTGCGTCGGAGGTTCAATTCCTTTCAGGGGCGCTTAGTGGACCATAGCTCAGTCGGCAGAGCGCAGAGCTGTTAACTCTGATGTCCCAGGTTCGAGCCCTGGTGGTCCAGCGGGAATAATCCCATCTTATATATAGGAGAAAAATGAAAACAGTAGGAAATAAATTAAGTCCATTTAGAATTGTTGGCGTAAAGCCAGGAAGACTAGATGCTTCTGATGATGTTTTTGAAGTATTAAGCGAAAAGTCATTTCCAGGACAATGGAAGGTAGTTGTTTTTTATCCAAAAGATTTCACCTTTGTTTGTCCAACAGAAATTGTTGCATATGATAAGTTAGTTAATGACTTTAAAGATCGTGATGCTGTTCTTTTAACAGGTTCAACAGATAATGAATTCTGTAAGATTGCATGGCGCAACTCACATGAAGATCTAAAAAAGACAAATTCGTGGTCATTTGCGGATCAAATTCGTGATTGGGTATATTCAGAATCTGATGATGAGTCATATACTGGTTTAGCAAATCAGCTTGGAATTCTTACAGATGACGGAGTTGCTCTTCGTGCAACATTTATAGTTGATCCAGAAAATGTTATTCAGCATGTTACAGTAAACAATCTCAATGTTGGAAGAAGCCCAGAAGAGACATTGCGTATTCTTGATGCTCTTCAAACAGGGGAGCTTTGTGCATGCAACAGAAGTCTTGGTGGGGAAACTCTATAATGTGGGTTGAACAGCTGAAGGAATCTTTACCAGAATACGCTAAAGATATTAAATTAAATCTTGACGCTGTCATTAATCGTAGTGCGGTTGATCCAGAGCTAGCCACCCACCTAGCTTTGGCAGCCTCATTTGCTACTGGAAATGGCAAGCTTATTGCATTTATTGCCGCCTCTTCTACAAACGAGGTAGAAAAAAATGCAGCAATGACTGCTGGCGCCCTTATGGCTCAAAATAATGTATGGTATCCATATATTGAAATGGCAGATGATCCTAATTTAACAGGATTGCCTGCACAATTGAGAATGAATGCTATCGCATCGCATGGAGGCACAACGAAAGCTAATTTTGAAGCCTATTCATTGGCTTCATCAATTATTGGTAAATGTCATTTCTGTGTTAAGGCACACTATGATACATTGAAGCAAGAAGGGTTTAGCGTTGAGCAACTAAGAGATATTGGTAGAATTGCTGCAACTGTTAATGCCTTGGCTAAGATACTAAATTCTTAGTCGGATCGCCTCCCTAGCTCAGTGGTAGAGCATCCGCCTTGTAAGCGGAAGGTCGTCAGTTCAATCCTGACGGGGGGCTCGCCAAGTCCCTATAGCTCAGTTGGTAGAGCAACAGACTTTTAATCTGTGGGTCGTAGGATCGATACCTACTGGGGACACGCCCTTATAGCCCAGCGGTAGAGGCATACGACTTAAAATCGTAAAAGCGTTGGTTCGAATCCAACTTGGGGCACAGAAGGAGAATTATGATAAAAGATACTAATACTAGAAGCATATGCTTTGATGATGTACTGCTTGTCCCTAAAAAGTCAAGCATACCTTCAAGATCTTCAGTATCAATTGAGTCTGAAATTGGAAACCCAAACCAACCTAAATCTGTTTTAAAATTACGTTCTCCATTTTTTATGGCTCCTATGGAGTTTATATCTAGCCCATTAATGATAAGTAAGCTGGTAAAATTTGGAGGCATAGGATTTATTCCTAGGCTTACACCCTTAGATGACAGGATGTTAAGATTAAAAAAAACAATTGAGGTTAGCGAAGGTCCAGCCAACATAGGATTCTGTATATCTTCTTATGAGGTAGATAATGTCAACCTTATAGACAATTTAAACAAAAGTGGAGTAAAGATACTACTTGTAGATACTGCCCTTGGTCACTTAGATTTAGTTACTGAATCAATTAAAAAATTAAGAAAAAATGTTTCAGAAGATACTCATATAATGTGTGGAAATATTTCTTCATATGAAGCTTATGAGTCGTTAATGAATGCTGGGGCTGATTCTGTTAGGGTTGGAATCGGTGGCGGAGCAGCTTGTTTAACTAGAATAGTTACTGGTTTTGGAGTCCCAACTCTTTCATCTATAATGGATATATACGATAAGGTTAAAGGGGATAAGATAAATGGTATAGTGGCTGATGGTGGAATAAAAAATAATGGAGATGCAGTAAAAGCTTTTGCGGCGGGAGCTAGTGGAATCATGATGGGTTCATTTTTTGCTGGGCATGATGAATGTGATAGGGGAGTCAATGGAGATCATATATTTAGAGGACTCGCATCCAGAGAGACACAATTAAATCAAAACCCAGATGCAATAAATAATTTAAAGGCACTTCATGTAGAGGGAGCTTCTGGGTCAGTTCACCATAAGGGATCAATTGACCATTCTATACAAATGCTTATAAATAACATTTGTAGCGGTTTGTCCTATTGTGGATCGCCAGATTTAAAACATTTTAGAGAAAACTCTACTTATATAGAGGTTTCTTCGCAATCAACTGTTGAATCAAATAAGAGGATTTGATACAATATATATAGGTCGCCAATTGGGACCTAATTAATTTATTCGCTTAAGGAGGAATAATGGTAACACAATTTGCCATGGATCTTTTTAAAGATCCTTTTTTTATCGGCTTTAACAGAGAGTTAGAGCGTATCAACAATGTATATCGTGAAGCAACAAATCAGTCTTATCCGCCGTATGATGTGCTTAAGACAGGGGAAGACTCTTATGAGATTTCTTTAGCTGTTGCAGGATTTTCTAAAGAAGAGTTGTCTGTTAATATTGACAACGGTTCTTTGGTAGTCCAGGGATTAAAAGAGTCTGTAGTAGCACCTAAACCTTATTTACATAAAGGGATTGCTGCTAGAAAGTTTATTCGTACATTTGCATTATCTGAATATATGGAGGTGCAAAGTGCAGAACTGGTCGATGGAATTCTTAAAATTAATATTGAGAGAATCGTCCCAGAAGAAAAAAAGCCAAAAGCAATTAAGATCAAGTAATTAATTGCAAAGTCCTGAGCATGACTTAAAACTGCTCACAAAAGAAAAGAGAAAAGATTGATTATTCAAATTATTGGACTTCCTGGATCTGGTAAAACAACTTTAGCAGAAACATTAAAGGAAAAAATAAACGCAATACATTTAAATGCTGACTACGTCAGATCAACAGTTAATTCTGATTTAGGATTTAGTATAGAGGACAGAGTGGAACATGCTCGTCGTCTAGGAGAAATGTCCAGAATGCTTAGTGGACAGGGCTATGACGTAATCGTAGACTTTGTTTGCCCAACAAAGCAAACCAGGGATTCGTTTGGAAAGCCAGACATATTAATTTGGATGGACACAATTGCAGAGGGAAGATTTGAAGACACCAACAAACTATGGGAAGATCCAGAGGGAACTTATCTTTCGTTTATAGATCACCAAATGAATGCAGAAGAAAAGGCTTCTGCCGTAATTAAAACATTTAGGTTACATGATTGGTCTCAACCAACTACTTTGATGCTTGGAAGGTATCAGCCATGGCATGAAGGGCATCATGCTTTATATATTGAGGCGGGAAAAAGAACAGATCAAGTTATGCTTGGCGTAAGAAATACATATAACACAAGTCCAAAAGATCCGCTTACATTTAATCAAGTAAAAGAATATATCGCTAAGGATTCTTTTATGGATGGATCAATGGTAGTAAAGATGCCTAATATCACAAACATAGTTTATGGAAGAGATGTCGGATATAAAATTGAGCAGGTAAAGCTAGACGATAATATTGAAGCAATTTCGGCTACTCAAAAAAGAAAAGAGATGGGTCTATGAAAAAGATCAGATACATATGGTCTATAGTTAAAGATAGATGGATGAAGCCATATGATGATATTATATTAAGGTTTAACACAAAAGCAGAAGCAGGAGACCCATTGGTATGGAGGGTATTTATTAATGGAAATCAAAGTTTAGCAAGTGACTTCGAAATACATGGATATGTTTATGCAGTTTCTTCTGAATATGAAGGTGACACTAAGTATAATGTTGGATGCAAGGGAAGAATTAGATGGGAAGGAACAAAAGCGATAATCCTTACCGCTAAAAAGCAGCCAGAGGTTTCTTTTTAATGCCTAGATACGAGTATGCATGTATAGAATGCGATTTCGGTATGGAAGTAAGCAAAACATTTGAAGAGGCAGATACCTTAGAATTTTGTGAAAAATGTGGCAATCAAATGAATAAAGTTTACGGAACAGTCGGAGTTCAATTTAAAGGCACTGGTTTTTACAAGACAGATAATCCTAAATAGTTAAATGATATAATTAACTAAATAAACAAAACGTTTGTTTAGGAGTTATAGTTGACTAGGACTAAAGCATGGAGATTATCTTTAGCCGCCATTTTAGGCTTTGGTTGGCTATTTATAACTCCTGCCTATAGCGATGATCCATTAAGTTTAGCCGCTCAAGAAATACAAGAATTAAATGATAGCGTAGCTGACTTAAACTATAAAACAGAATTTCAATCATTAATAG